GGGGCACCAACCCGAAAATGTGCGAACCCGTGCGATGCTTAGTCGTGCGGGTTCGTTGCGTTCGTCGTCGCAGTAGAGCGTGGCCACGCACTCCTCCGGCGTCACCATCACCTGATATACGAAGGAATCGAGGACGGCCGCGTCGTCCATCCCGCCGCCGCACTGGAGGAAGTCCGCGAACTCCTCTGGGTCGATGCGCGCCTCGTCATAGGAGGCCAGATCGCGCTCGGCTCGGGCCTTCTGGGCCTGAAGCTGGGCGATGCGGTCGGTGAACTCCGGCATCACGATGCCCTGTTCAATTGCCGACATGATGTTCTGGAGGCCGTTCTCGGCCTTGCGCCTCGACGCCATGGCCCGCCTGCGCGCGTCGGCTATCTCCGGCTCCGGCTCGTCCCAGAGCATGTGGGAGATGCGGAGGGCCGTCTCGCGGTCGCGCAGCATCCCCCTGATGGCCTCGGCCAGCTCGTGCTCGAGCCAGTCGCGCCGGACGGGCTTGGCCCCGCAGCGGCAGCCGTAATACTCGTACTTGACGTTCTTCTTGCCACGGCCCGACGTCCCGGCCATGTTGTGGCCGCACTCCGAGCAGATCGCCCTGCCCGACAGCGCGAACGCGCCCCAGTCCTCCGAGGCCCGGCGCTTCTTCGGCTTCACCTCCTGGGCCATCGCGAAGGTCGCCTTGTCGATAATCTGTGGCATGCCGCCGTCCACCTCTATGCCTCCCCACGAGTAGAAGCCCGTGTACTTCCTGTTATGGAGCATCTGGTACACCATCGAGTAGCCGCACGGCCTGCCCGTCCTAGTGGTCACGCCGCGCCGCGCGAAGTCGCTGGCGATGGAGTCGACCGGCTCGTGGTCGCAGGAGCGCCGGAACGCCTCCCGCACTATCGCGGCCTCGTCCTCGTTCACAACGTACTCGTCGTCGTCATTCCGGCCGTAACCGTAGACGCGCACGCCGTTGGTCTTGCACTTGAGGGCGTTGCCCTCCATACCGCGCCTCGTCCTCATGGAGGTCTTGACCGATTCCACGGCCGCGAGGCCCTCGTAAATCTTCTCGATCAGGATGCGCTCGGGGCCGTCCGGCATGGCCTCCATGGCCGATACGACCTCGACGCCCTTCCTGCGCAGCTCGTGCTTGTACGCGGGCGCGTCGTACTCGTCGCGCGAGAAGCGGTCCATCATATAGACGAGCACGATGTCCGACTCGCCCGCGTTGGCAATCATCTTCTGGAACTGGGGGCGGTCGTCGCTGCGGCCGCTCATGGCGTAGTCGGAGTACTCACCGACGATGGCGTAGCCCTCGCGCGCGCACCAGTCGCGGCAGACGCGCAGCTGGTCGTCAATCGAGGCCTCGCGCTGCTTCGAGCACGAGAAGCGGGCGTATATGACGGCGGTCTTTATATCTTCTGGCATAATCTAGGATGCCCTCCAAACGGGCGGCTATCTGGTAAACCCCGCAGCAGCGTTGGCGCGCTTCGACCTGCGGGGTTTCACTTTGCCGCTACCAGACCTGGGCGTATACCTCGAACGAGGAGTGCTCGGGCATGTTGAAGCAGGAAATCTCGAACGGCTCGGACTCGCCCTTGGACGGGGTATCGACGAACGTCGTGTTTCCGTAGTTGATGGCCCCGGAGGCGTCGCGAGCAATCACGGAGACGGCGACCTGGCTGTACTGCCTCTTGTCCAGATCGTAGTTGGCGGTCAACTCGCCTGTGTACGAGACGCCGCCGTACGAGTCAGGTACCTCAGCCGTGTTCGATACGGTAAAGACGTCTTCGTCCAGCGTCTGGCTGTCTACCCAGCTCGGCTCATTCGCCTTAAACTCGACCGTTGCGGGGGCGGTGCCGTTTCCCGCCTGGAAACCGTAGTGTACGGTCTCACCGGGGAGGACGACGAACAGGGTCTGCTTGTCGGAGAAGACGATGGAGCCGTCCTCGGCCTTGCCCGTTATCGTCACCGTGGGCATCTGGGCCTCGACGTCCTTGTTGGTGTTCTTCAGCGCGAAGCCGTAGTAGACCCATCCGTCGCCGACCACCGACCAGCCGGACTCGGTAATCTCCAATGGTTTCGGTTCGCTCCGATTCTCGACCTTCTTGGACTCGCCAGACGATTGCTGACCGGAACCGGCTCGGTGCCCGCCGGAGCATCCGACAAGCGGCGCTAGCGAAGCCGTGGCCATAGCGGCCAGGAACGTTCTGCGGTTAATCATGGGTTACTCCCTCCCCTGCGCCACCCGCAGCTCGCGGGCGACAGCCAATAAGACATGCTTGTGCGGCGACGTAAGGTCGCGGTACGTGTCAACGAGATCGCGCTCATCGTTTGAGATTGGTGCCAAATCACCGCTCTCGCCGTAGAAGTCAGCTATGTCGACATCGAACAGTCGGCAGAGCCTGATCATGGTGTCGGCGTCTGGCTGGCCGCGCCCGACCTCCCATGCGCTAACTGTCTTACCGCTCTTGCCTATGGCATTGCCTATGTCTTCAACACTTAGGTCCTTCTCCAGGCGGAACTTCTTGATGTTGTCCGCGATGCAGCGCCTTACAGGCTCCATGACTCCTCCTAACGTCGCTATCTGAAGTATAGGGCATGTGTAGGCAAAAAACTACGTTTTGTAGGAAATAATTCCATATACCGGCTAGACTTCCTACATTTTTGCGGTACTATTCAGGTCGTACCTACAAAACCTAGGAGAGGAGAACAGATGAAGGCATACGAGGTTATTGGCGCAGCCGTCCAGGAGCGCGGCATCCCGTGCACCGAGCTGGCACGCCGCACGAACATCAACGCCGAGCTTCTGCGCCGCAGCCTGAACGGCGAGCGCAAGATCGCCGCAGACGAGTTCGTATCGCTTTGCGCAGAGCTCGACCTGACGCTCGACGACTTCAAGGCGGTGGCGTAATGCCACGCAACCAAAGGCTCGACATCATGCGCCGGAAATTGCAGCGCCGCTTCAAGACTTGGAAGGGACGCCGGGCGTAATGACGTGGACGAGCAGCGAGGTCCGCTACCTCGAGGAGCATGCCGGTGACGGGGCCGTGGCCATAGCCGAGGCCCTCGGCAAGACGGTGAGGGCGGTGGAGGTCCAGGCGTCCAAATACGGACTCTCACTCCGCAGGCGCTGGATATGCCCGCGTTGCGGGCGGCAGACCTTCAAGCCGCTATCTAGCCGGACCGGGTGGTGCGTCTCCTGCACAAGGGAGCAGCGCGCCTCAGAGATCGCCGAGCAGGTGCGGGCGATGGAGGAGGAGGTGAGGAGGGAGGACCGCGTGAACAAGGAGCGGCAGCGGCTCTACAGCCGCAAATACCGCGCAAAACGACAAATCGACGAGAAGTTTTCGAGAAGCGATACCCAAGAAACGGAGGAAGAATGACACCTCAAAACAGATACGCGGGCACCCCCAGCAACCACACCAAGAGCGCCCGCACGTCCAACAGGACTCCCCGCATCGTAGCACGCGAGGGCTACCGCCTGCCAGCGCAGGAGCGGGCCGACAGGCAGAGGGACGCCTTCAGGGCCGGGCTGCTGGTCGGCATCACCGTGACGGCGCTCGCCATGTGCGCGCTGCTGTGGCTCTGGATCATCCCGACCATGGACGGCGCGGTGCACAGCGCCCAGGCCGCATACGAGGCGGTGGGCGTCCATGCGTAACGACGAGCGCTACAACCCCAAGCCCCAGAGCGGCCAGCTCGAGATATTCGGCCTCGGGGCCAAGGGCGAGGCCGACGCCGAGGACGCGCGCCGCTGGATTGACGAGAACCCCGGCGCTTGGAACTACATGGTCGAGAACGCCGTGAGGCTCTCCAAGAAGGGCTACGTGAGCGCCAACTACCTCGTGAACATGGTCCGCAACGAGCTGCACGTGGGCGTGCGCAACGGCCTCGCGCCGTCATTCTCCCGAATCATGGAGGCGCGCTACCCCAGCCTCAAGGACGCCTTCAACAAGCACCGCTCGCAGAGCGACGGGTTCACGGCATGAGCTGGGTCAGGCACAGGGAGCGCTCCATGACCTTCCAGCTCGAGCTGGAGAAGATCGTGGGCAAGGAGCGCCACCGGACCGACCCGCGAACCGGACGCAACTACACCCCGAAGCAGACGAGGCTCGCCGAGGAGGCCGTACGCAAGGCCTACAGGGCCGAGCACGAGGACCACGGGGACTTCGACGGAATCGTGACCGTCGCCATCGAGACCTTCAGGCCACTGGCCAAGAGCAACCCGAAGTACTGGGTGGGCCGCGCCGACCTCGGCAAGCCCGACTGGGACAACATCGGCAAGCTCATATGCGACGCGCTCAACGGCGTCGCGTACACGGACGACGCCCACGTTGTGATGGGTGGCGTCCAGAAGGGATGCCGCACGCCATACGGCACGCCGCCGCTGGCAAAGGTGTGCATCACCCACTTCACCGAGGAATACGTAAAGGAGAAAAAGAAATGAACGACAAGTACTTCGACGGCAACCTCTTCGAGGAACTCCCGGCGGACCACTTCCACAAGAAGGTGCTCGATCACGCCACCTGCATCGCGGCCAACCTCATGTTCGATGCGGCCCACCCCGACCACACCGGCGGCGTGAAGAGCGCCAACGCCTACCACATGATGATCGCGCTGTGCGAGGCCGGGCTTAAGAAGCTCGACGAGAAGGACGTGGCCGAGAGCCGCGAGTTCGTCGCCAAGGTGCTCACGCCCATCACCAAGGAGAACGAGCGCGAGATGTGCCGCGAGTTCATGGCCGCCATCTTCGGCATCAAATAGGAGGCATCTATGGAACCCATGGAGATCAGGGCCAACTTCAAGCAGGCGACGGTCAAGGGCGGCACGGCCGTGCTGCAGCTCGAGATTCTGACGAGCGACGCCAACGCCTTCCCCATCCTCAAGCTCTCCGGCAAGCCCGTCGTCCTGACGGTGGCCGACATCCAGGACGAGCTGCCGCTCGACTACGACGAGGAGGGCGAGCCGCTCCCGTTCGACCGACCGGCGAACGTGGACGCGGAGACGGGAGAGGTCTACGAGGTAATCACGGACGAGGCGCGAATGATTGGAGACGGTGAGTGATGGAGTACACGCAGGACGAGAGGCTGGCCGTGCTCACGGCCATGCAGAAGCAGATCAAGCCCGCGCTCGACGAGGCCAAGGCCATCGCGCGGCAGGAGATCATGGAGGGCTTCGCCGAGACCCACACCGACCGCCGCGCAATCCTCGTCGGCGACGAGAAGGTCGGCGAGATCGGCATCAGCTACAGCAAGGCGGCCCCGGTAATCCTCAAGGAGCGCATGGACGAGGCCGTGGCCTTCCTCGACTCCATCGGCATGGTGGACATCGTGCCCAAGAAGGGCTGGGAGGCCCACTTCGCCAAGGCCGGGGACAAGGTCGTGTGCACCGACACGGGCGAGACGGTCGACTGGGCCATGTGGTGCCCCAAGTCGCCCAAGACCGCAGCGGTGCGCGGCTGCGCCCCCGGGGACGTCATGCAGGCGCTCGGCCCGCGCGTCGAGGGAATGAGCGCGGCCGCCCTGCTCGGGGACGGTGAGCTGTGATGGCCCAGACGGTGAAACCGGACACGTTCGACCCGTCCGCGCTGTTCACCAAGCTGCTCGCGGAGGCGCAGGCCGAGATGGCCAACCCGCCCAAGAGCAAGACGGGCCAGAAGGGATACCAGACCTACTCGTACTCCCCGCTGGACTTGGTCCTGAACATCATCAGGCCGCCGCTGAACAAGCGCGGAATCTTCTTCTACCAGCGCTCCGAGGTCGCCGCCAACGGTGCGGGCATGCTCCTGAACACCATCGTGGCCTACGGGGACGAGGAGCGCGTGCTCGACGTGAAGCCCTACGAGTACGCCAGCGACCCGCAGGAGTTCGGCAAGCGCGAGACCTACGCCCGCCGCTACTCCGCGCTCATGGCCTTCGGCCTCGTGGGCGAGGAGGACACCGACGGCGACACAGGCCCCAAGGAGACGAAGGAGAAGGCCCCGACGAAGCCGCGCCCGAGCAAGCGCAAGGTGATGCTCGCCAAGATAGCGAAGCTCAAGGCCGAGTGCATGCAGAACGGCGTCAAGGAGGAGGGCCTCCGCGCGTACGAGGAGGCCAACTTCGGCACCGACGACACGACCAAGCTCACCGACAGGCAGCTCGAGGAGCTCGGCAAGCATCTGGCCCAGATGGCCAGGGACAGTAAGGAGATCGACTAGTGAGCAGTGGAATCAACACGGTCGCCATCAGCGGCAACCTCGGGCGCGACCCCGAGCTGCGGGCCACGCAGACGGGCACGCAGGTGCTCCGGTTCTCGGTGTGCGTCAACGAGCGCCGCAAGGTCGGCGACGAGTGGCAGGACGTGCCCAACTGGGTCGACGTCACTGTGTTCGGCAAGCGCGCCGAGGCGCTCAACCGCTACCTGTCCAAGGGAACGCACGTGTGCGTCCAGGGCAGGCTGCGCCAGAGCAAGTGGGAGAAGGACGGCCAGAAGCACAGCAGCCTCGAGGTGATCGCGGACAACGTCACGTTCTCCGGCGGTGCCAAGCGCGACGACGTGCCCGACGAGGTCTACGACGACGATTGCCCGTTCTAAGGAGTGAAGATGGAGCAGTATTCGATTCTCGACCTCGCGCTCGAGGTCTACATCCCGGGCGCGCACGGCTACGGGTGCACCGAGGGCCAGTGCGTCTACACGGTCACCAACGGCCAAGCCCTTCTGGTCGAGGCGAAGGTCAAGCGCTCGCGCGGCAACGACGCCGCGCCGAAGGTCAACAAGAAGCGCCTGCAGCGCGTGGCCATGTGCTTCGCCGCCGACCATCCCGAGGTCGAGGCCATCAGCTTCGACGTGCTCGAGGTGATCGTGGGCAGCGAGGCCACCCTGACCTTCAACGCGGCCAAGGCCGCCTTCGCCTGGGAGCGCTGACATGGAGGAGGCCCAATTCAAGTGGCTTCCCAAGTTCACCGATGCCTGCGCCAAGGTGCCAGAGGAGCTTCGCGGGAAACTCCTCTGGGCCTTGGCCCAGTACGGGACGTACGGAGTCGAGCCAGAATTCAACAGCGACAACTGCTCGTTAGAGGTTGGCATTGATGAAGACGGATGCCCAATCAGCTGCGATTACTCATGGAGTATGGACGCTGCGTTCGGAATTATGCGCGAGGACATCGACTACTCGAAACGGTGCATAGCGGCAGGCAAAACGGGCGGACGAGGCAACAGAAAGCCCCCTTTAGACGATACTAAACCCCCCTTTAGCGAAACCGAAACCCCAAACGATGAGCCGGAGGGAAACGACGAACCCCTTTCGGCAGAGCAAAAGGGGGACGGAGACAACGCCGAAGCCAAAGCAAAGCAAGGCAAGGCAAAGCAAGGCAAGGAAGTTAGTAAGAGATTCGTCAAACCCACGCTCGCGGAAGTCGAGGAGTACGTCTCGGCCAAGGGCTACACGTTCAACCCCGAGGCGTTCTGGAGCTACTACGAGGCCGTCGGGTGGAAGGTCGGCAGCAAGCCGATGAAGAACTGGAAGGCCGCGTGCTCCACGTGGCAGCAGCGCGAGGCGAAGAAGGAGACCGGCCATGATGCGTACTCAAATCTCTGACGTGCTCATGCCCGACGGGGCGCGCGAGCAGATCGCCGCAATCATGCGCTCCCGCCTCCGCAAGGCCGGTCTGCGCGGCCCCTACGCCGAGGCCGACTGCGACCTCGGCAAGCGCATGGCCAAGCTCGCCGGGAAGGGCGAGGGCGCATACCTCTGGGGCGAGCCGGGCACGGGCAAGACCTACGCCGCCGCCTGCGCCGTCCGCATGGCCGTTCTGGACGGGACGAGCGCCAAGCTGGTCACAACGAGCCGCCTGCTCGACGACATCCGCTCCGAGTACGACGGCGGCGAGCGCGGGGCGCTCCGCAGGGCCGAGCGGTACAGGCTCCTCGCCCTGGACGACCTCGGGGCCGAGCGCCCGACCGAGTGGGCCATCGAGACGCTGACGCGCCTCATCGACACCCGCGTGGCCGAGGGCCTGCCCACCATCGTCACGAGCAACTACCGCATCGGCCAGATCAGGGACCTCTGGGGAGGCATGGCGGGCAAGCGCGTGGCATCGCGCCTCGCCGGTGCGTGCAGGCCCATCGAGGTCAAGGGGCAGGACAGGAGGCTCGGATGATAGTGAGCGCATCGCAGCTCCGTGGAGTCCCGAAGGACCGCGCGGAGCTCTACGGCAAGCCCCACGTCGGCGCGCGCTACGTGGGCAACCGCTACGAGCTGACCGCCGAGCGCTGCGGAATCTGCGGGCGGCAGGCGACCAACTGCCACCACATCGTGCCGAGGCGCTGCGGCGACTTCGCCCTCGTCACGCCCAGGGGCACGTGGCGGCTCCGCTCGCCGCTGATCGCCCTGTGCGGGAGCGGCACCACGGGATGCCACGACGGGTTCCACGGCGGGGCGAGGTACAGGCCCGAGTGGGTGTGGGACGAGCCGGAGTTCGAGGAGGCGTGGTGGGACGGCACGCTGCTGTGCGAGCACGAACCGCACGACCCCGCGCTCTACGGCTACGGCCACTGGGCGATAACGGACGCCAAGACGGGACGAACCATCGAGATAACGGAGGGTTAGACATGGAAATCACCAACTGCGAGCAGTACGTGTTAGCCGAGCTGGACTACGAGCAGCGCCGCAACGAGCGCCTCGTGGCCGAGAACAACAAGCTGGCCAAGCAGCTCGACGCCATGACCAAGAGGGCCAAGAGCTACAAGGAGACCATCGACCGCCCAAAGACGCCCATCGAGGCGCTCGCGGACAGCGTCATGCGAGAGGAGATGCTGACCCGCTTCTCCTACGCCGAGGTGACGGGCGTGGAGGACCTGTACACCGGGAAGACGCTCGACTTCGACGAATGGTGCCACCAGGCGGTGCGCCTGAAGCAGCTGCCGGACGGCATCAGCGAGGAGACGCTCATCCGATTCATGTGCGACGACCTCAAGGCCATCTACGACAAGGAGGTGGCCGAATGTACCGAGTAGAGGCCGTCGTGTTCGACAAGAGCGACGGCGGCAGGCCGAGGCCGTCGAGCGGAGCCTTCTACGACGTCTGCGCGGGGAGCTTCGAGAAGTGCATGGAGTTCATCCGCGCCAACGCCGTGACCCCGCCGGACTGCCTGCCGACCTTCTACCGCATCGCCCGCGATGAATAGGGCGTGCGCGGGGCAGACGGTCCTCGACCTCTTCCCCGCGCCTCCCCGCGACCACGTCGAGGACACGATCAGATGGATGTGCGACGTGCACGGGTGCATCAGGGGCGAGATAGAGGGCGAGGTCCGCGAGCTGTACCGGGGCTTCGGCACCGTCGAGGCGTTCGACCGCTGCAAGGCGCTGGTCGACTTCCATGACGGGAAGAAGTGCCACGAGCCGCTCCTATGCACCAGCCCACGGCAGATAGGCGTGTTCGACCCTGATGTGAAGGTCCACACGGTGTGGGACCGCTGCTGGGCGGCGACCCACGGCCTGCCGATGGGGCAGGTGTTCAGATTGAGAAGCTGGGACTACGGCCGGAAGAGGCCAGGGAGCTGGATGGAATGAGGAGACCGACCGGGGAGGACGCCATAAGGGCCGCAGCGCTGCTGCTGAGCATCCCGCTACTTTTGGCGTGCCTCCCGCTCATCGCATACGACTGGATTAAGGAGAGGAAGAAATGAACGAGATCACCACGGAGGAGCGCCTCCGCATCGTCGAGGAGCTGAACCGCACGGCCAACGACAGCCTGGGCGGCGAGAGCCTCCAGCGCGCGCTGGCCAGAATCACCGGGGCGGAGGACACGAGCTGGCGCGGGGTCATGCGCCGCGTGGCCGAGCTGGCGTACCGCCCGACGACGCAGGTGCAGGTGGCCCCAGACGGCAAGTACCACTGCTTCTCCTGCGGCCACGACGGCAGGACCGACCCCATGGGCGGCCTGAACTACTGCGAGCAGTGCGGTGCGGAGGTGACCAACTGATGGATAGGCTGGACATCTACAGCGACGGGGAGAGGCCGGAGCGCTGCGCCAACTGCGGCCACGTCAACGCGATCAAGCTGCACACCATCCACGGCGTGGAGCGCACCGAGTACGAGTGCGCGCGCAGGCCCGAGTTCATCCACCGCACCCAGGGCGAGGCCCGCTGCAACTACTGGGCCGACGCGAGCTACGAGGAGGGCGTATGAGGCATTACGAGCTGAGCATCAGGCCGTTCAGGCGGGTGGCGTGCGACAAGGAGCAGGCACTCAAGCCGCTCGAGGAGGCCGCCGAGATTTACGGCGCGTGGCAGGAGCTGATCATCCACGACGGGATGGCGCATGATGCCGACGCGCGCACGGCGATGCTGCGCGACTACGTCATCGACGAGTGCGTGGACACCATCCAGGCGGCCGTCAACATGCTCGCGGCGCTCACCGTCGAGCAGGGTGAGATCGACATGGCCATCGGTAGGATGGACGCCCGCAACGACCTGCGCGGCAGGTTCTAGATAGGAGGAGCAATGGCGAACACCAAGCTACCAAGGGATGCCGAGGGGCGCGAGATTCCGCTGGATACCGAGTGCCTGTACACATACAAAGGTGAAAAGCAAGACGTGCTCGGCTTCACGTACTGCCGAAAAGAAGAAAAGTGGGAGATTGAGACCGATTTGCGGACTGTCAACTCTATTTATCTCCACATCACCCCGCCCGACAGCTGGAAGAGGTTGAAAGAGGACTTGCGCAGAACTATGGGAGCATCTGACGCGGTATGCGCATATTTTGGTGGCGACAACCGCGACTGCGTCGCGTGCAGGCTCAACAAGGAGAGCTTCAAGGGCATCCCGTATTGCAACCCATGCTTGGCGTTTACAGACATTCTCGACCGCATCCGCAAGTTAAGGGGTGAGAACTGATGAACTTTTCCGATTATGTTGAATTGGAAAAACGCGCGGAGGCACACGGCCTAGGGGACGACTCGTCGCTGGCGCAGCTCCTGCACATTATCCAGTTCAAGGAGGCCGTTGTGAACGGGCACAAAAGGACGATGCGCGAACTCGCCGTCTGGGAGAAGAACATCGCGGAGACCGTAGAGCAGCGCATAAAGGAAACGGAGGCTGCAGATGGTCAATGATGAGAGGCGGCGCGAGGTAGCGGCTGAACTGCGCAGGCAGATCGGATACATGAGCGAGCAGTCGAAGTGGTACGAGGACGATATTGACGGCAGCGAATGTGGCAACGCGGCCTACCGCAACATCGCCGCTTCGGTCGAGCGATGCGGACATGCGTTCCAAGGCAATTACATCCATATCTGCGAGACGCTCGCCGACCTTATCGACCGCCCGACCTGCAAAATCATCCTCGCGAGAGAGCTACGCACGGCCTACGGCAAGCCAATTTCCGGGATAAACGGATACATACTGTCATGCGGGCACCAGGCGGTCGGGTTCGAGAAGCCGAGGTATTGCCCGGAATGCGGGGAGGAAGTGGGCGAATGACCGACCGTGGACTGTACAAGCGCTGCCCCTGCTGCGGCACCACCGAGCATCTGGGGGAGTTCGTGCGCTACGCCCAGAATGGAGCCATATTGCAGTTCGTGGCCTGCGCATCGTGCGGGGCGCGCGGAGACGTCGGCCTGATGGATGCCATCGAAGCGCGCGACCGATGGAACCGGGGGCCTATCCAGATACGGGCGGAGGTGGCCTGATGGACACGATGGAGGACATCCTCGCGTGCTGCAACGAGGTGTTCCGCTACGACGAGACGAGGCCGCAGGACCGCGCCCACGCGTACCTCAAGGAGCACAGGGTCTGCCGGGGATACGACGACACGGCCATGGAGCGCGCCGCCCAGGACATGATCGAGCGCGCATACGCGGTCGGGCGGATGGAGAGCAGCGAGGCGGTGGCGAGGGAGACCGCGCGCATCATCGCCGAGGGAATAGCGAAGGAGCTGGGCATGACGCCCGGAGAGGAGCAGACATGCGATTCGAGATAACCGAGGTCCACGTGGTGGACATCCACGACAGCGAGGTCGAGGAGATGGACAACCCGCTGGAGGAGATCAAGGACGACGCGCACTGGTTCATCGAGACCTACGGGCGCGAGGCGTGGTGCGAGGAGGTGACCCGCCTTGGCCGCCAGCTGTGAGCCGGGATACAACCTCCCGGACGGGTGCACCGACGCGGCAATCGACAGGCACTTCGGCGAGGGCAAGCCAACGTGCGCCGAATGCAAGCGCATGGTCGAGTGCTGCTGCGACTACGGAATCTGCGAGCGCGAGTTCGACAAGGCGTACGCCGACGAGTTCGGGACGGGCGACTCCGAGAACTCGAGCGTCGGCGCGATGTGGGCGCTCGAGTGGATGCCGAACCACATGAGGGACATGCAGGAGGCGGCGTGCGAGACCTTCGAGAGCTACTAGCGCTGGCCCTTTTGGCGGCGGCCCTGCTGGCGGCATGGGCGTGGACGGTCCGCGCCCTCGCCGCAGGGCTCCTCCTGCTCGCATTCATGGCACTATAGGAGGGACTTATGATCGACTGGAAGAGGGCGGGCGGATGCCTGCTCATCATCGCGGCCTGCATCGCCATAGACGCGGCGGCGGTGGCCGTGATGTTCAAGATGCTGCTGGCGCTGTCGGCGGCGATTGGAGTGGGATAGACGGACAAGGAACAGTACAGCCAGCACAGGGTGGAGCAGGGAATCACGGCGGCGCTCAAGGCCTTCGAGCTGCTGGGCCTCACGCCGCTGGAGATATTCCAGGCGAGCCGCAGCATCAGCCTGGGCGTGGCCGCCAAGGCCAAGGCCGAGAGCGGGAGGCGCGAGCTGTGAGCGTGTACTGCCCGCACTGCGGCCGCACGCACCCCGAGGGGCAGCGCTGCCCGTGCAGGCCGAGGCCCAAGCGCAGGCCGACGGAGGGCGACGCCACGAGGGCAGAGCGCGAGCCATGGCGCACCGAGTACTCGTCGGCTGCGTACCGCAAGGCGAGGCAGAGGGCCATCGGCAGGCAGCTTGGCAGATGCGCCGACTGCGGCAGGGTGTGCGCGGAGTACCGCGACGGCCGCTGGTACACGGCCGGAATGGGCGGCGAGGTGGACCACGGCCGCGCGCTGTGCGAGGGCGGCGGCAGCGAGGTGGAGAACCTCACGCTGCGGTGCAAGAGCTGCCACAAGAAGCGCGATGATGCACGCAGGGCGGCGAACAGATAGATTTTATGCACAAGGGTGTGGCCTCGGACGGGGCTGCACCCCTTTTTTATGCACGACCCCCTACCCCCTCGGAAAATCGGGTTTCTTTCCCCCTACCCCGCGCGCCCCTATCCCCCGCGTTTCGCTACGAAATTGGAAGTTCGGGGGGGTCTGGCGAAAGGAGCCGCTAAAAACTCGAAAAATGAGCCGCTAAATCTCACGCGGCGTATACGGTTCCAGCCGTAACGACGAGAGGAGCGGCCATGAGACCCATGCCGGAACTGGAAGTGCGCGAGATGGCGGTCGCCGACCTCGTGCCCTATGCGAACAACGCCAAGAAGCACCCCAAGGAGCAGATTGACCAGATCGCCGAGAGCATCAGCGAGTTCGGCAACTGCGACCCCATCGCCGTCTGGCACAACGAGGACGGCGAGGCCGAAATTGTCGAAGGCCACGGCCGCGTGATGGCGCTGAAGCAGCTGGGAATCGAAACTGCGCCGGTTATCTGCCTGGACCACCTGACGGACGAGCAGAGGCGCGCATATACCCACGTCCACAACCAGACGACGCTATCGAGCGGATTCGACGAGCAGGCGCTTATCGAGGATATGGACAACCTAGACATGGACTGGGAGGCCCTTGGCTTTTCCGAGTTCATGCCGGACTTCGAGCATGACGACATTGAAGACGAGGGGATGCCGGAGGAGGTCGTGTGCCGCTGCAAGCGAGGCGATGTTTGGATGCTCGGCGCGCATCGAGTTAAATGCGGCAGCTCGACCGACCCGGACGATATGGCAGATTTGCTGCGGGGGGGTCGCAGACCTCATAGTGACCGACCCGCCGTATAACGTTGCGCTCGGCCAGCACGACCGTCCGAGCGAAGCCAAGCAGCTGCACAGGCGCACGGACGGACTCGTTATCGCCAACGACAGCTGGGACAACGACGAGGACTTTATTGAGTTCCTCCGATCTGCGTTCGAGCTTGGCATGGATGCCCTGAAGCCGGGCGGCGCGTTCTACATCTGGCACGCAGACACACAGCGCATGAACTTCCTGAAGGCGTGCGAGCGAGCCGGAATGACCATCCGAGAGTGCCTCGTGTGGGTCAAGAACGTATTCACGCTTGGCCGTCAGGATTACCAGTGGCGCCATGAGCCGTGTCTTTACGGTTGGAAGGACGGAGCGAGCCATCAGTGGTACTCCGACCGCAAGCAATCGACCGTTCTCGAGTTCGACAAACCAAGCTCCAACTCGGAACACCCGACCATGAAACCCATTCCCCTTATCGCCTACCAGATCGAAAACAGCTCGAAAAAGGGCGACCTGGTGCTAGATATGTTCGGCGGCAGCGGCTCGACGCTCATTGCGTGCGAGAAGCTCGGCCGCAAGTGCGTGACGATGGAGCTAGACCCGCACTACTGCGACGTGATCATATCCCGCTGGGAGGAAATGACGGGCCAACGCGCGACTTTGGAGGAATAGCGGTTCACGCGCGGCACCGTGGGGCGGCTGGCTCCGTTACCCATGCGGCCAAAATGGCCGATTGCCAGCCGTGCCGCGATGCCGCGTATGAACAGGAGACGATAGTGATCAAGAAGTGCGAGATATGCGGCCGCGAGTTCGCCGCGCAAAGGAGCACGGCCAAATACTGCTCCAACAGGTGCCGCCTCGCCGCGCAACGCGGCTATGCCTACGCGGGCGAGCTTCAGCCTCCGGCACCCAACGCCGCCATGAGCGACGACGAGGTGCTCGAGGTAATCCAGCGCGCGCACGTCGCCGCCTCGGACATGTCCCGCGCCTCCCTCATGACCGCCGCCCCGCTGTGCCTGGCCCTGAAGAAGGCCGCAAAGAAGATGGAGGACGCGCTGCGGGGTGAGGGCCTGTGAAGGGTGCCAAGCCGAAACACGACGCCATCAGGCGCGGGATAACCGACGCATACGGGCTCGCGGCGAAGACCGACGCAGCCGGAGTCCTCATGCCCGAGGACATCGCCCTCGACCCCGTCCAGAGCGAGATATGGGCGTGGCTGTGCCCGCCCGTGAACAACTTCTCCGAGCAGGACATACCGACCCTGCGCCTCCTCACCTACTGGCACGCCGTGGCCGAGCAGGCGCAGCAGGCCATCCACAGCGAGGACGGCCGCATAAACATCTTCGACAAGATCGGCGTGAAGCCGTACAAGACACCGGATGGGAGGGAGGTCCCGCTCGTGCGCAAGAACCCGGCACTGACAATCCTCAAGGAGGCGTCGAGCGAGATTCGCGCCCTTTCCGACATGCTCGGCCTGTCGCCGCTCGCGCGCTCGCGCATCGGCCTCATGGACGCAACGACGGTCAAGACCGCAGCGGACACGGCGTCCATGTTCCGCTCAATCGACGCGGCCTACGAGCTGCCAGCGGAGGTAGTCGATGTATCGGACGCCGACTAGCTACACGCGCGAGGGCCTCGTCATGGCGCGCGACTACGAGCGCTGCTTCACCTCGATGTGCCGCCACGTCGCCAACGACTCCTACTACGCGCAGCCCTTCTATCTGGAGGAGTTCCAGCGCGAGAATATCTGGAAACCGCTCTTCGCCTCGGGAAAAATGACCGCCAGGGGCTTCAAGCGCAAGTACCGCCGAGCCATCATCGGCCTGCCCTCGGGCTACGGAAAGTCCGAGCTGTGCGCCGGAATCCTCCTCACTGTGGCCACCATGGAGCCGGTCCACAACGGCCAGTACGGAATGGTTGCGTCGTCGAAGGACCAGATTCGCAACGTCTACGAGAAGATCTGCACGATGATCAAGCTCAACCCGACGTGGCGCGAGCAGTGGGACATCGGAAAGAACATCATCACGCACAAGGAGACCAACGCGAAAATCATGATTCTGCCGAACACGGCGGACGCGCTGGAGTCGTGGCACTTCAACTTCCTGATATTCGACGAGCTGCACACATACCCGGACTCGAAGGTCTGGGACGCCGGGGTCAAGGGCCAAAAGGTCCTGTGGAACCCGCTCACCGTGGGAATCACCACGGCCGGAGACAAGCGCGAGAGCTTCCTCTGGGAGATGTACAGCGACAAGGCGCGCCGAGACCCCGGCATGTACCTGTACTGGCTGGGCCTCGACGATGACGACGACATCGAGAAGCGCGCCGACTGGGAGAAGATCATGGTGGCCTCGTGGGTCAACTGGGAGAGCATCGAGGACCAGAGGGGCATGGCCGCATCCGACCGCCAGTTCGAGCGCTACACGGCCAACCGATTCCCGAAGGACAACGACGCCTACTCGGTCTTCAAGGCCCCGCAGCTCGACCGCTGCGAGCGCGGCACCAACAGGTTCGACTTCAACAAGCCGTGGACGCTCGGCATCGACGGCGCGACGGCGGGCGACTCGTTCGCCATCGTCGCGTACCAGAAGCGCAAGACCAAGAAGGGGAAGACCGTCTGCCTCACCAAGGAGTGGGTGTTCGACACGCCCGACGAGGAGACGGGCCACTACGACTTCGAGCAGATAACCCAGCTCATCGCCGGGCTGTGCTCGGAGCACTGGCCGCAGGTCGTGGGAATCGACCCCAACCGCCTGATCGTGATGAACTCGCGCCTGCGCGACGTGTACGGAATCGAGACGGTCTCGTTCCCCCAGAGCAACGCGACGATGTGCCAGGCCACGTCAATCGTCGTCAACGAGGTCAAGGCGGGCGAGCTGCGCCTGCGCGGGTGCCCCAAGCTCCGCGCGCACCTGGCCAACACCGTCGAGATGGTGCGCGAGCCGTACGGCATGCGCTTCGGCAAGGACTCCAAGAAGTCAAAAATCGACGCGGCCATCGCGCTGGCGATAGCGGCCCTCGCATACGACAAGCTGGTAAGCGGCACGGAGTCCTACGTGCCCGTCAGCTAATCTCACGCGCCCCATACGATGCCCCCGACAGAAAGGGGACGTATGGGACGTTTCTACGACATGTTCTACAAGAGGGAGCCGGTGCAGGACGTCGTGCACGTCACGCTGCCGCCGGGCTTCGCCACGCCGCACGGATACGGCGCGCTCATGTCCATCGACTTCGCCGCCTGCGAGCAGACCAAGGCGCGCAGCATGGCCAGCCTGCCCTTCTCGGTGATGCAGGCCGGGCGCGACGGCCACAAGCGGCTCGACAACCACCCGCTGGCCAAGATACTAAACGGCATGGCCAACGAGGAGATGACCGCCGCGAAGCTCATGGACTGGACCGTGCTGCGCCGTGACACCTTCGGCAACGCCTACTGGTATGTCGAGTGGTTCAAGGGAAAGCCGGTGGCGATCTGGCCCATCACGGCCAGCGTGATGCACGACTACGACAAGCATGCGCCCAGGGGAAGGCGCACGCGCTACTACGTCTCACCGGGTGACGACCACGTGCCCGCCGGGTGGTACTTCCCAGACGAGGTCGTGAACATCTCCACGCACATGACCAAGGACGGCGTGAGGGGCATCTCCCTCGCGCGCCTCGCGGCCGAGGAGATCGGCCTGTCCATTGACCTCGAGCGCTTCTACCGCTCCATGCTCCACAACGGAAACCACCAGCTCGGCCACGTCGAGGTGCCCGAGGGCCGCATGGACGAGAAGGACCTGAAGGCCCTCCGCGCCGCCGTGGACGCCAAGAGCGGCGTTACCGAGGCGGGCCGCGCGCCCATCTTCGGCTACGGGGCCAAGTGGGTGACGGACCAGCAGACGATGAAGGACGCCTCCGTTATCGAGCAGCAGAAATGGGTGCTCCATCAGGTCTGCCGCGCCTGCAACGTGCCCCCGTGGAAGGTCTACGACAGCGAGGGGGCCACGTACAACGGCGGCCAGCAGATGCGAATCGACTACGTGACCGACACCATCACGCCGGACGTGCGCGACCTCGAGATGGCGCTGCAGCCCGTCCTCGACGCCTGCTACCAACGCAACACCAAGGCCAAGTTCAAGCTGAACGGCCTCATGCGAGGGGACGACGCGGCGCGCACCAAGTACTACCGCGAGCTCGGCTACTTCGGCGCGATCACCCGCGCGGACGTGCGCGACCTCGAGGACATGGAGCCCGTCGATGGCATCGACCAGCCGCTGTTCCCGCTCAACTACGGCACCGTCAACGACGACGGCACCGTGAACGTATTCAACGCAGACAAGCCGAACGGCACCGCCGACGGCACCCAGAAAGGGGCAACGAATGTTCCGAATCAAGAATGAGGCCGAGAAGGCCACCGTGTACCTCTACGGCACCATCGGCAGCGACTTCTGGTCCTCCGAGGAGTCCAACACGGCCAAAAACTTCGCCAAGGAGCTTGACGGCCTGAAGGGCAAGCCCGTCGACATCCGCATCGACTCCCTGGGCGGCGACGTCTACGAGGGCTTCGCCATCGCCTCGGCCATCCAGCGCTACAAGGGCGAGACCACGGCGCACATCGACGGCATCGCCGCATCGGCGGCCTCCTATATCGCAATGATGGCCGACAAGGTCGTCATGAGCAGCTTCGCCCAGCTGATGATCCACGACGCATGGACCTATGCGCAGGGCAACGCGCAGGAGCTGGCCGACGTCGTCGCGCAGCTCGCCGCGCTCGACTCCACCATCGCCGGAATCATCTCCGCACGCTCCGGCATGGAGCTGGCCGACGTCAAGAAGGCCATGGACGAGGAGACGTGGTACACGGCCGACGAGGCGCTCGAACTCGGCCTCGTCGACGAGAAGGTGGCCACCGAGAAGCGCGTGGCCGACGCGCTCGACCGCACGCTCATGGGCCGCTTCAAGCACGCGCCCGCCGACGCAATCGAAAAATCTCACGCCGTGGATACAGTCGCCCGGAGCGAGGAGGGCTTCGTCCTCCTCGGCAACCACGTCTACCGTAAGGAGTAAGCATGCCGCTCAATTCCAAGCAGCTCTGGCAGGAGCGCAGCCGCCTCGCCGAGGAGCAGCACAAGGCCGCCGATTCCGGCGACCAGAACAAGGCCCTCATCATCGAGGGCCAGATTCAGCAGCTTGACCTGACCCTCGAGCACGTCATCGAGGAGGAGGACGCCGCCCGCAACGCGCCCGCCCCCAAGGTCCCCACGCCCAAGGCATCCTTCGCCGAGCGCATCCTCGGCCCGCGCGATGAGTTCCGAGGCCTCTACCGTGGCTTCAAGAACGAGGCCACCGTCGTCACCGTCGGCGCTCCCACCGAGATCGAGCTGACCCTCGACCCGAAGCCCGACAGCCTGTTCGGCAGCTTCGCCGACACGCTGCGCGAGACCCCCGCCACCGGCTCCGTCACCTACAAGCAGCGCTCCACGCAGACGGGCATGCCCGCCACCTGGGGCGGCGTGGTCGACGGCACCTCCGCAGCCAAGGCCAAGGTCCTGTACTCCTACAAGGACGCCGTGGCCAACAAGGAGACCCTCGCCGGATACGTCCCCGTCTCCGAGGACACGCTCAAGGACTACGACGAGCTCTTGAGCATCATCCAGCACGACCTCCTGCTCGACCTGAACAGCGTCACCGACGACCACATGTTCAGCGGCAACAACAGCACCGGCATCGTCGGCATCAAGAACACCACCGGCATCCTCGAGTTCGAGGAGCACGTCGGCGGCCTGTACTACGAGGCCATCCGCAAGATGCGCACCAAGGTCATGCTGACCGCCAAGCGCGTCCCGACCCACGTGCTCGTCTCCCCGATCATCAAGCAGGAAATCGACCTGTACAAGACCGAGACCGGCCTGTACCAGTCCATCACCGGCGACGTGCTCTGGGGCATGAAGGTCGTGGAAGACCCGAACTGCGACGGCCTGCTCGTGTACGACTCCTATGCAGCCGAGCGCCGCTCCATCCACGGCACCACGGTCGACGTCGACCGCGTCAACGACCAGTTCATCCACAACGAGCTGTGCATCCGTGCCGAGCACACCAAGGCGCTGCAGGTCCGCTACCCCGACGCCTTCTGCTACGCCTCCAAGACGAACCTCGACACCGCAGCGGCGTAAGGGGGAGCCATGGAGACCTACACCTCACCCAAGCGCGTCGTGCGCGACGGCCACCTGATCGCCTTCGAGGGCGAAGTCATGTCCGCCGACGAGGCAGTGCGACGCGGCCTCGCCATCGAGGCCGTGAAGGCCCCCGAGCCGCAGGCCGAGGACCTCACCGTCAAGGAGATCAAGGCCAAGCTCGACGCCGAGGGCATCGAGTACCCCAAGGCCGCCAAGAAGGAAGAGCTTCTGGCGCTCCTCGAGGCCGACCTCTACGACGACGAGGAGGAGTAGCGGTGCTCGTCCAGCCCTACAGCACGCTGCGCGTCGCCTACACGGACGAGCTGGCACTTGAGACGGAGGCCGCGCCCGACCGCGCGGCCCTCCTTTTGGGCAGCGGAACGTCACTCGAGTTCAGACTCGAGGACGGAAAGCTGAAGCTCCCGCGCATCGCGGCCCCCGATTCCGTGCGAATCAACTGGTATCGCGGTGACGACCTGCTGTTCACCACGTTCCTCGCGGTGGTCACGCGCCATTACTTCAGGCTCGAGCAGCTAAAGGGCATGGACGATACCGACGACTTCTCCGACGTGACCGAGGAGGAGTTCTGGGCCGCGCGGCAGGCTGCCACCGAGACGTTCGAGCTCAACGCGAGGCGCAGCTTCGTGCAGCAGATGGGCGTCACGGAGACCTTCGGCGGTGGCTTCGTCTGGCTCGACCACAACGACGTGGCCGAGGTCCTCACCCCCGGCTGGTCGCTCGTGAGCGACTGCCAGGCGGTCGGCCCCGAGGGGCGCGCGACCATCCGCTACCGCTACGGCCTCACCGAGGTGCCGGAGCGTGTGAGCGAGGCCGTCCTGCGGCTCGCGGCCTACTACCTGCGGCCGTCGGCCACGCCCGAGAGGGCCACGGGCGAGGCCACCGACGCAGGCTTCATCCGCTACACGCTCGCCGGGCGCGACGGCGCGACGGGCCTGCCCGAGGTCGACGCGGCCATAGAGCAGTTCGGCCGGTGCAGGGCGGTGGTCATGTGATCGCCATGCCCTACGCCGAGGCCTCCACGGCCCTGTTCGAGCGCGCGTCGCTCGTGCTGTCCGAGAGCGCGCTGGCCATGTACGGCGACGGCGGCAAGGTGCCCGAGGTCCACGACCACATCCCGTCGAAGCGCCCGCCGTTCCTCGCGTGGTGCGACCCGCTGGCCGACATGGACAGCACGACGGGCGGGGCCACGAGCGCCGAGTACGCCAAGCAGTTCACGCTGCACGTCTACCTGTTCGCCACGCACGCCAAGTTCGACGTCGCGCGAGAGAGCGTGCAGCGCTGGGTCAACTCGCTTTGCTACGGCATCGCCGCCGACGCGACTCTCGGCGGCGCGGTCGACTGCGCGATTCCGCGCATGAGCGACGCGGGCTACGACTCGACCCCCGACAAGAAGTACGTGGTGGCGGCGCAGGTCGATGTGACCTGCAAGGTCTTCTCGGCCTGCCCCAGAGAGTTCAAGGAGCTGGTGCGCAATGCTTCGCGCGGCTAAGGGTTTCGAGGCCACCTACAACGGCCTCACGTATCGAGCGAAGAAGGGCGAGCAGGTCGAGGGCCTGCCCACATCCCTCCTGACCATCCTGAAGCGGGACGGAATCGTGAAGGAGTCCCGCACGTCCAAGAAGGAGACGGCAGATGATTAACACATCCATCGGCCTCCTCGGCGTCGCCCGCCAGGAGTCCAAGACCAAGGCCGCGCCGACGCCGACGTTCCGACACGGCCTCACCGGCGGCGGCCTGATCAAGCCCGAGCGCACCGTCGAGCAGAAGAACGTGGCGTGCGGCCTGCGAGCCAACACCACCAACGGGGCCTACGTCTCCGAGGTCAACATGGCCGTCGACTTCGAGACGCTGGCCTACGCCGATTCGCTGGTGCTCTACATCCTCGCCGCCATGGGCAACATCGTCACCACGTCGGCCGAGAAGCCCGGCTACTACAAGCACGTGATCACCCTCGGCTCCGAGATTCCCTTCCTGACCTTCTGGGGCCAGGTGGGCAACACGTCGGCCGCCACGGTGCACAAGGCCACGGGCTGCAAGATCGACACGCTGTCGCTCTCCTTCGAGGGTAACGCGCCTCTCGACATCGGCATCACGGCTGCAGGCATCGACGCCGCCCTGTTCGGCGGCTGGTCCGGCGAGACGGAGCCCTCGTGCTTCGACGGCTACTTCATCCCGACCAACGGCGTGTTCAAGTTCTCCCCCAACGACCAGACCCCCATCGAGGTGCTGGTGACCAAGGGCGAGTTCGAGCTGTCCAACAGCCTCACCTCCTACCGAGGCGCGGGCCGCGTCATCGCGTCCGAGGTCGCCGAGTCCAAGCTCAAGACCACGGTTAAGCAGACCATCATCCCCGAGGACTACACCGAGATTCGCAAGGTGCTCACGGGCAGCGAGAACGGCACGACCGTCACCAACAAGGTCGTCTACGGCTCCGCAGCGTGGGAGTTCACCCACTCGCAAGACCCCAACTGCACCATGAGCGTCGTCTTCAACAACGTCCCGTGGAACTGCGAGACGCCCGAGATCGACCCCGAGGGCAGCGCCGCCGAGGTCGAGTTCAGCGCCGACGACATCGGCGTGGCGGCCAAGGACGGCTCCCCCGTGACCATCACCATCGTCAACAAGGTTCAGACCTACGCAGCAGCCTAGGAGGCACTAAATGCTCAAGTTCCACTTCACCCTCACCGACGGAGATAAAGACCCCATCGAGTTCGACGCGGGCCGCACCTCCAACTGGAAGTCCATCGACGCCATGGCATCCATCCCCGACTCCCCGCACAAGGCCGCATACAACGACTTCGTGTGGTGCGTGATCGCCGCCGAGCAGGCTGGCAAGGCCAAGGAGGTCGGCATCGAGGGCATGGAGCTGGCCGAGGCCGCCGAGTACATCGCCGACACCTACGACGCCGTCGTAATCGACGACAACACCAAGCTCCTCGCCAAGGAGAAGGACGCCCCTTTAGCATCTGCGCCCGCCAAGTAGCAAGCGCCGCGAGAATCACCGGGGCCTCCCCATACGACATGGCGCGCCTCCTGGACGAGTACCCGTTCGTCTTCGAGGAGTGGCTGGCCCTGTTCGACCGTCGCGGCGAGGGCTTCGCGGCCAAGCGCGAGAGGACGAGGGGCGAGCGCGTGCAGCGCCTGTTCGACCGCATGGGGAGGAAGAAATGAGCAGCTTGAGCATCAGGGTCGAGGGCCTCGCGGAGACGCTGAAGGGCCTCCGCGAAATCGACCGCGAGCTGCCGAAGGAAGTAAAGAGGGGGCTGCGCGAGGACGTGCGGCCCCTTTTTGCAGCCTATCAATCCTACGCGCGCGGTCTCGGCGGCTCCGGGCAGTACGCCGCCAACGCATCGATGCGGACCATATCGGCGGGCGTGAAGATCGCCAACAGCGACCCCGGAGCAGGCCCCATCGAGTTCGCAAACCCCGGCGCGTTCTACCTGAACGGCCCCAGGGCGGGCAGGCGCATGGGCGTGCCCCATGCCGGTAAACCGCGCGCGCTCATGCGCGCCGTCGACGAATACGAGGACGAGGTGCGCGACCGCGTGGAGTCGCGCATCGAGAAAGTAATCCAGAGGTACCTAAATGGGTAAGGCATCAATCTCCATCGCCGTCACAGGCTCCTACAACGGCTCCGCGCTGGAGAAGGCCGAGCGCCGCCTCGACAGCCTCTCCAAGAAGGCCGTGGCCGCCGGGGGCAACCTAGAGACTGTCGGCGGCAAGCTCGTGAGCAGCGGCTCCAAGCTGGCCAAGGCCGGAGGCGAGATATACAACTACGGCGAGCGCGTGGAGCAGGCCGGGCAGAAGCTGATGCCCATCTCGGCCGCCATCGCCGCCGTCGGCGTGGCCACCGGTGCCGCAGCCGTCAAGATCGACACGTCCCTCACTGGCGTGCGCAAGACCGTGGACGGCACCGAGGAGCAGTACCGCCAGCTCAAGGAATCGGCCATCGAGTTCTCCAAGACCAACGCGGTGAGCGCCGACCAGATTCTCGACATCCAGGCGCTTGGCGCGCAGCTCGGCTTCTCCATCGACGAGCTGGACGAGTTCTCGCGCGTGGTATCCGGTCTGGACATCGCCACCGACATGAATGCCGAGCAGGCGGCCACCGAGCTGGCGCAGTTCGCCAACATCGTGAAGATGTCGCACAGCGACGTGAGCCGCTACGGCTCGGCCATCGTCAACCTCGGCAACAACCTCGCCACAACCGAATCAAGCGTCTCGTCCATGGGGCAGCGCATCGCCGCCGCATCCAACCAGGTCGGCATGAGCACGCCGGACATCCTCGGATGGTCCGGTGCCATGTCCTCCCTCGGCATCGAGGCCGAGGCCGGTGGCACGGCGTTCTCCAACACCGTCGCATCCATCGACAAGGCCGTGGCCACGGGCGGCGACGCGCTCGACTCGTTCGCGTCCATCGCCGGAATGAGCGCCGACCAGTTCGCCCAGAGCTGGAGGACGAGCGCCACCGACACCATGCTGGCCCTACTCAAGGGCACCAACAGCGCCGAGAACATGACCGTGGCGCTGGAGTCCATGGGCGTGACCGGAATCAGGCAGACCGACGTGCTCAAGCGCCTCGCGGGCAACACGGACCTCGTAAGCCAGGCGCTTCAGGTATCCAACGACGGCTGGCGCGAGAACACGGCGCTGCAGGACGAGGTCAACAACCGAAACGACTCCATGGCCGCCAAGCTGGAGATCCTGCAGAACAAGGTCACGGCGGTGGCCGAGGACATCGGCACGCCGCTGGTGAACGCCGCCACCGACGCCGTCGACGCGGCCGAGCCGCTGTTCGAGGCCGTCGAGGACGTGACGCAGGGCTTCGCCGACATGGACGAGGGCGCGCAGCGCAATATCATCGCGCTCGCCGCCGTCACCGCAGCCGCCTCGCCGTTCCTCACCACCACGGGCCGAATCGTCAAGACCGTGGGCAACGCCGTCACGGCCGTGGGCAAGGCCAAGCAGGAGTGGGGCGTCTACGCCGACGCGCTGACCACCACGAATGCAGCCGCACTAAAGGCGTACAGCGAGAACGAAAAGCTAAACAAGGCCCTCGAGAAGAACCCGGCGGCCAAGGCGGCCGGAGGCGTCGAGAAGTACGTCGAGGCCGTGCGCAACGCCAACAGCGACACGTCCAAGTACAACACGGCCGTCCGCAAGCTATCGAACGAGCAGAAGAAGGGCAGCAAGGCCAACGCCGAACTCGTCGAGAACCTCAAGAAAGAGGTCGTCGAGAAGCGCAACGCCATGAACCAGTCGAACGGGCTGGTGAACGGATACAGGCAGGAGGCCGCAGCGGCCAAGACGTCCGAGGCCGCCACGAAGAGCCATGCCGCCGGACTCATGATGTGGGCGAAGGCCGCAGACGTGGCCAAGCTCGCCCTCGCCGCCGTCGGCCCGGCGCTCGTGATCGGCGCGGTGGGCATGTTCGTCCAGAGCATGCAGGACGCCAAGAAGCACGCGGACGACCTGAAGGCATCGACCACCGAGCTGGAGGCCGCCGCCGCTGGGGCCAAGAACGAGGTCAAGGAGGAGGCCGGGGCCTTCGACGTCCTCACGGGCTCCACGGGCAGCGCCAAGGCCGACATCGACAAGATGCTCGAGAGCCAGGCGCAGCTCGCCAGCACGCTCAAGGAGACAAACACATCGGCCGCCGCGCAATCGGCACAGCTCACGGCCGCATACGACACCATCAGGGAGTATGCGAACAAGAGCGACTTGAGCACCGAGGCGCAGGGCCGCCTGCGCGCTGCGGTCGATACGGTCAACTCGATGTGCGGCACGCAGATAAGCGTCGTCGACCAGGCGAACGGAAAGCTCGCCGACGAGCACGGTGCCATCAGCGACGTCACCGGGGCGCTCGGCGAGTACGTCGAGAAGAAGCTCGAGCAGATCAGGGTGGACGCGCAGCAGTCGAACCTCACGGCCCTATACGAGCAGCAGGCGCAGGACATCCAGACGCTCGCCGTGGCCCAGAAGGACTACAACGACGAGATCAACCGCTGCATGAAGAACAACCCGCAGATGACGCGCGAGCAGGCCGAGCTCACCGTCGGCTACACGAAGCAGGGCAAGGCGCTCGACGAGGCCAAGGCCGCGCTCGGCGCGGTGAACAACTCCATCGACACCGTCACGGAGAGCCTCGGCGCATCCGTGGCCGTGGCAGATGGGGCCACGGCGAGCGTGAAGGACCTCGCGGCGGCGTCCCCGGCCGTCTCCTCCGCGTTCGTCGGCCTCGGGAAGGACCTCGGCCAGTTCTGCGACGACCTCCAGAGCGCCGGAATCAGCGTCGAGGACTTCCAGAGCCTAAGCGACGAGCAGCTGGTCAAGCTGGCCGCTTCGTGGGACGGCACCACCGGAAGCATCATCAAGGCCCTCGGCGACATGGGCGTGAAGTGCAAGACCGAGGGGCAGGCGGCGGCCGACAACTGGGCCAGCGGCCTAAGCGCGGGCGCGCAGAGCGCCATCGGCGCGGCCCAGCAGGTCACCGGCTCCACGCTCGAGGAGTTCAAGCGCAACTGCGACGACTACGGCATCGCCGGAGACGCCGCAGTTACGGCCTTCGCCAACGCGCTCGCCCAGGGCGACACCTACGACGTGGCGGCGGCAAAGGCCAGTGAGGCCGTGGGCGGCCTCGACGAGGCCAAGCAGGGCGGCTCCGACGCGGGAACCCTCGCCGGAGCGCTGTTCGCCAGCGGCATCACGACCGGAGGCGCACCGACGGAGGGCAACGCGGCGGCGCTGGCGGCAGCGCTGGCGAGCGGCATCTCCACCGCCACCGCCGACGCATCCGCGACTGGCAACTCCGCAGGAGCTGGCTTCGCGCAGGGCATCGCCGACAACACACAACAGACATCCAGCAACGCCGCAGGGCTGCGCGCGGCCGTGTCCGGCGGCATCGCCCCGGCACCCGGCGACGCATCCAGCACGGGCAAATCGGCGGGCGCGCTGTTCGCCAGCGGCATCGGCTCCGCGTCCAGAAGCGCCAACGCCAACGCGCGCTCGCTGGCCAGCAACGCAAGGTCGGGCGTCTCCTCCTCCCCCGGCGACCTCGGCGGTACGGGCAGCTCCGCCGGTTCGAACTACGCACGGGGCGTCGGCTCGGCGGCGTGGGCATCGAGGTCGAGCGGCTCGTCGCTCGCCAGCAGCGCCTCCTCCGGCGCGAGCGGGTGGAGCGCATATACCAGCGGCTCGCACCTCGGCCAGCAGTTCGCCAGCGGCATCGGCTCGGCGTGGAACTCCGTCCGCAGCTTCGCCACGTCGCTGGTCAATGCGGCCAAGAGCGTCATGGGCTTCTCCGTGCCCGAGGACGGCCCCTGGTCCGGTGCCGAGAAGGGCGGCGAGACCTCGGGACGCCACCTCGGCGAGAACTTCGCCCACGGCATGCTCGAGGCCCGCGCCGACGTGAGGGACAGCGCCAAGCGCCTCATGGCCACGGCGCAGCTCGACGGCAACGTGGCCTACACGGGCAACGGCGGCACCAAGACCACCGTGGTCAACAACTACTACTCGCTGGGCGACGTCAAGATCGACGCCTCCTCGATAAGCGAGTTCATGACACTGAACGACTTCTTCCAGACGGTACGGAAGGCGAAGGCAGGGATGTAAATGGCATGGGGCAACGAGGTCTGGCCTACGGGCCAGACCGCCTGGAACACATATATCGAGTGGAAGATCAAGGAGTACGGCGAGAACTCCTGCTACGTGCAGGTCAAGTACAGCTCCTATGTCAAGTGCGGCGACATGCGGGGCACTATCGTCAACCGCTCGTGGGGCGGCCAGTACCGCATGTACGGCCCCGGCTGGTACGGCGATAGCGGCTGGCTCGACGTCGGCTGGGTCAACTACGGAGACCCCGTCACGCGCGAGTGCTCGGCGTGGTACACGGGCTACTCCGGCACCTTCCACAAGTCGACGTGCAGGGACACCTTCAGGCCCTCGGCCCCGGTCTGGACTCCCCAGACGCCGAGCAACGCCAAGGCCGTGCGCAAGTCCCAGACGCTCAACGTCATCACGTGGACGCGCAACACCACGGCCGCGCGACCGTACGACGGCATCTACGTCGACCGCCAGACCGACGGCGGCGAGTGGGAGAACATCGCCAAGCCCGGCGGCGACAAGACTGAGTACAGCGACGAGACGGTGCGCCCGAACCACACGTACCGCTACCGAATCGGCGCGTACAACACGGCGGGAAACGCCGGTGGCCACTCCTACACCGAGACGCTGCGCAACCCGCCCGAGAAGCCCGCAGCGCCGAGCGGTGCCAAGGTCGAGCGCCTGAGCGACGAGAAGAACCTCATAACGTGGGCCAACCACGCCACGGACGAGGCCCCCTACTCCGAGGTGCGCATCGAGCGCAGCACGGACGGGGGCGGCTCCGTCCAGATCGCCCACGTGAGCGGCTCGGCGTCCTCCTACACAGACCCGACATGCTCGGCCGACCACTACTACCGCTATCTGGTCCGCGCGTACAACGAGAGCGGCTACTCCGAGCGCGTCATGACCGACCTCACGTTCAACACGCCGTCCGCGCCGTTCAAGCCAAGCGGCCAGCGCACGGGGGACACCTCCGTCGAGCTGACCATCCCGAACCTGTCGCGCACCGCGAGCGCCACCGAGATTCAGCGCTCGCGCGACCGCAAGGACTGGACCACCATCGCCACGGTGACCGGCAAGGCGCTGTCGTTCGGCGACAACCCCGGAGGCGGCACGTTCTACTACCGCGCGCGCAACTTGCGAGGCAGCCTCGTCTCCGCGTGGTCCGAGCCATCCGAGGCCATCGTCACGATCTGCGCCCCGGCTGCACCGACACTCCTCACGCCGACGAGCGGCCAGGTGCTGCTCGTCTCGCAGGGCAGGGTCACGTTCACGTGGCACCACAACCCCATCGACGGCTCCGCGCAGAGCGCCGCCGAGGTCCAGTACTCCACGGACGGGGCCGCATGGAAGACGGTGACGGCCGCGACCGCCCAGAGCGCGAGCGTGCCGAACTTCCCCCTCAACTCCACCGTCTACTGGCGCGTGCGAACCAAGGGCGTGCACGCGGACTTCGGCCCCTGGTCCGGCAACAGCTCGTTCTACGTACGACAGCCCCCGCAGCTCGCCTTCGACGCGCCCGGCCAGACCGTGCGCAACGTGCCGGTCGGAGTGAGCGTGCAGTACGTCGACGCATCCGGCGCGCTCGCGGCCATGGCCGTGGCCATTACCGATATGGGCGGCAACGTGCTCTACGAGGAGGCGCTCGGGACCTCCACGGCCACGAGCGTCACCAAGGACGAGTGGATGCCGGAGGACGGCGGCGAGTACCGAATCGTGGCCACGGCCCGAAGCACAAGCGGCCTGCAGTCGACGGCCTCCATGCCCTTCCGCGTGGAGTTCGAGCTGCCGCGCCGCGCCTCCCTCCGCATCGAGGCAGACGTCGAGCGCGGATACGCCGAGCTGCAGTGCATCGTCGACAACAACGACGAGGGGCAGGACGTCGAGAGCCTGAGCATCTGGCGCGTCACGCGCGACGGTGAGAGGCTGATCGCCTCCGACCTGTCCGACGGCTCGTCGGTGGTCGACCGCTACGCGCCGCTTAACACCGAGTACAGCTATCGCGTGGCGGCGTATGCCGCCTCGGGTGCATCGAGGGCGACGGAGCACCCCGGCAGCATCAAGACGCCCTACTGCTTCGTCTACTACGGCGACGGCCTCATGGCCCGCGCGCAGTTCGACCCCACCGAGCAGCGCAACCTCGAGCGCGCCAACCGCACGCTCGTGCGCTACGCGGGCAGGGCCTACCCGGTGCTCTACGACGCGGGCGGCATCAGCGACACCCGTCCGCTGACCGCGCACGTCATGGGCGAGGAGGAGGTGCGCGCCTTCGAGGACCTCATCCTCTACCCGCGCGCCATCTTCAAGAGCGTGGCCGGTGACGTGTTCCACGTCGCCGCCGACGTGAGCGTGAACCGCGACCTGTGCATGCCGACGACACACGCCGACATCAGCCTCTCGCTGACGAGGGTGGACGGTGAGGCCCTGTGATCTGGACAGGTTTTAGGCAGGAGTCGTACATCTACCGCCGGGTCACGTGGCCCGGCCTCGTCGAGGCCGAGGACTACGGCATGTTCACGGGCGGTCGGCTCACGCACTCCGCGCTGTCGCAGCTCCGCTCCCAGGGCACGCTCGACTTCTCCGGCAGCGCCATACCCGACGAGCACGACCTCGTGCGCGTTTACTACCAGATGGAGGACGAGCGCGGCGAGGCCGGGACGTTCGCCCTCGGGACGTACTTCTGCAGCATCGGCACGCCGAAATACAACGGGCCGCTGGTATCCGGCAGCGTCGACCTCGAATCGACGCTGCGCCTCGCGGTCAAGGGGAAGTACGGCCGCTACTACACGGTGAAGGCGGGGACCAACGCGGTCGCGCACGCCGACGGCATCTTCAAGCGCCTCGGCCTCCGGACGAACGAGGCGCGCTGCAACTACGTCCTGCCGAGGGACGTGGTGTACGAGCCGGACGACAGCTGGCTGAAGATAGCCAACGACCTCCTCGCCATGGCAGGGTTCGCGTCGGCCTACCCGGATGCCTACGGCGTAATCCAGATGGTCCCGTACGTCGAGCCGCAGGCGCGCAAGCCGGTGCGCACGTTCGACGACGGCGAGGACTCCATCATGCTCCCCGAGGTATCCAGATCGGACAACGCGGACGACATCCCCAACGCCGTGTACCTGACCTACGAGACGGAGGAGGAGAGCCTCTGGGCCGTGTGCCGGAACACCGACCCCAACTCCCGCGCGTCCATCCCGTACAGGGGCTACGAGGTCCCGCTCGTCGACCAGGTGACGGAGCTCGCGGGCGCTACAAAGGAGGAGCGCCTAGATGCCCTCAAGGCCAAGGCCAAGACGAAACTCGTGGACAACTCCTCGTCCATCGAGTACGTCGAGTGGGGCCACCCGTGGGTGCCGCTGCTGCCCAACGACGCGGTCGGCATCGACTATCTCACCGCCGGGCTAAATTGGCGCGGTGCGATAACGGAGCAGGAGATAGAGGTCGGAGGCCACTGCGCGGTGACGGGCAAGGCCCGCCGCTTCATCCGCTCCGGCTTCGTCACCGAGACGGAGGGAGGGTCATGGTAAGCGGCCACGAGCTGTACGAGCTGCTGTTCGGCGGGACAGGCGCAAAGGAGTCCCACACGTGGGGCACCGTCGCCGCAGTCAACCAAGACGGGACCGCCGACGTGCGGCTCAACCCATCCATATCGACCACCTGCACGTGCCTGGCCGAGGTGAAGGCCGGGGACCGCGTGCTGGTGCTCGTGTTCAAGCAAGGAGCAGTAGTGCTCGGGAAGGCGGTCTAGATGCTCATAGACCTCACGCTCGACATCGAGAAGGGCACCAACCGCTTCTCGACGCTCGACAACCCCATCACGCTTCGGCAGCAGGACGCCGAGGCGTACGTGTTCAACGTCAACCTGCGGCAGGGGGGCGCGGTGCTCGACCTCACGGGCATGACCGTGCGCTTCTACGCGCTGCGGCCGGACGGCGGAAAGATCATCGACGGCGAGAACGTCGCGGTGCTCTCCGCGCCAGACGGAATCGTGCAGTACACCGTCCCCGCCAAGCTCACGCAGGCGGCGGGCGACATCCCGACCTCGTACATCCGCATCAGCTCGGGCGACTGGTCGGCATCCACGGGCAACATCGCCATCAGGGTCGTCCCCTCGGTGGCCATCGAGGCCACGGGCGGCGACTACATCCCCGAGATCGACCGCCTCATCAACGCGCTCGAGGCGCAGCGCGTCACCTACGGCAACGCCGAGGACGTTCGCGCGTCCGAGTGGCAGACGATCATGGACGAAGTCATCAACGCGCGCGGACGGGCGGACAGAGCGGCAGACCGCTGCGAGGCCGCGCTCGCGTCGCTCAAGGTCGGCTATGACGACCTGACGGACGACGCGAAGGAGAAGATCGCCGCCATGGCCAGCGCCGGAGTGGTCTTCGCCTCGCGCGCGGAAATCGACGAGGCGTTCGAGTCCATCATCGCCCCGGCAATCGGCACCGACACGGTCCTCGACGGCCTCACCCAGGAGGACTACGACTACGCCTTCGGCAAGGTATTCGGCCAGTAAAGGAGAAATAATGGCAGTACAGGTAAACAAGGTCATGACGTTCGGCGACACCGTCGACCTCATCACCAAGGTGCACAAGGCCTCGGCGAACCCCGTGGCCGTGGCTCCGCACTACGACGGCACCAAGGGCGAGTACGACAACCTCGGCGAGTGGTTCAGCCTGCGCCGTGACGGCAAGGTGTACGGCGTCGACATCCCCGAGTACACCTACTCGAACGACCCCAAGGGCATCAAGACGCGCGACAACGTCGGCCTCGTGTGCCAGCCCGCCACCAACACCACGGCGGGCCGCGACGACTACTCCAAGCTCAACGCCTTCGAGTACTTCACCGTCAACGGCACGGTCGACGACAGCGGCAAGTTCCACTGCACGGCGATGAAGGGCGACGGCCGCTTCAGGGCCGACGGCTCCAACGGCGACGTCTGGGTCATGGCCTGCCCCGGCTACTACAGCATCACCCGAAGCAACGGATACAAGCGCCTGCTCTACTCCGACACCAAGTACGAGGGCATGAGGCCGCTGCCGGGCCAGAAGTACGCCGACGGCACCGAGCGCCCGCTCCTCGTGTTCTCGCCCTACCTCGCGTGGTGCGATTCCAACAACGTGCCCCACAGCTACTCCGGCAAGGTCCACACGTTCCAGTTCGGCTCGCACGACACCGGAATCAGCTACAGCAAGAAGAAGGGCGCGGGCTACACGGGACGAACCGTCGCGGACAACTTCTATATCCAGCTCATGCTCATGCTCAAGTACGCCACGCAGGACCTCCAGAGCCTCGGCGGCTGCACCGACTACGCGAGCCAGTACAAGGTCCTCGAGGCCGAGACGGGCGTGAACCGCGTGCTCCTGCCGAAGGCGGCGGCCGACTACTTCCTCGTCGGCTCCACGCTTAACTGCGGACCGAACAGCGACCGAGGAGCGACCGCAGGCCAGTCCACGTTCGCCTACCGCACCGTCACAAAGATCGAGACGATGAGCGACCGTTGCGCGGTCTACGTCGACGGCGCACCGTTCACCACGGCCGTCGACGACTACGTATCCGCGATGCCGTGGAAGACGGGCACGTGCGACAACCTGCTCGGCACGGACGGCTACCCGCTCGCGGGCAAGCCCAAGCAGCGCCAGCCGTACCGCATCCAGGGTATCGAGGTGCTCTGCGGAGCGTACGAGCCGCTGTGCGACGTGATCGTGAATCAGGTCAAGACGTCGGCCGACGAGGGCCACTGCGAGCTCTACAAGTGCTTCGATTCGCGCAAGTACTCCTCGGCCCTCGACGCTAACCACGTCAAGCTCGACCTCGAGCTGCCCGCCCGTGATAGCAAGACCAACGGCCAGTGGATGTACAACGAGGACTGGCAGGAGTCCGCGAAGTGCCCTGGCCTCCTCGTGCCAACCGGCTCCAAGGGAACCTCCACGACGGGCACCTGCGACGCGGTATATTCCGACCCGATCTCATCCCCCGGCCTGCGAGAGCTGCGGTGCTTCGGCAATCTCTGGCTTGGGTCTGTGTACGGTGCCTTCTGCGGCGATTCGAACATCAGGCTCGGCAACTACTGGTGGTACTGTGGCGGTCGGCTATCTGGCCTGGGGGTCACCATGGCCTAGCCATGGTGCGGGGGTGAAGCGCAAGCGAGGGGGCAGCGCCCCCTCATCACCCCTCCCAGGCCCCTTGGGGGTTCTCGGCGGTAGCCGCTTGGTTCTCGGCCTTCTGCAGTGCTTCGGCAATCTCAGGAATGGGTCTATGTACGGTGCCTTCTACGGCAATTCGAACAACAGGCTCGGCAACTACAGGTGGAACTATGGCGGTCGGAAATCTGGTCAAACGCGGAACACGCTCGTCGAGTCCACCCGCTTCGAGCGGGCATGCCCCGTCAACTGACGAAAATATCAACCCCACGGCGTTTGGTAGCCAGGCGGCGAAGAACGCCAAAACCAGATAGGAAACAATGAGGCGTTACTGCAAGCGCGTGGACATCGAGGACGAGGGCTTCTGCCTCGTCGCGGTCCGCGACTTCCTGCGAGGCAAGAGCGGGCGCAGGGAGGTGCAGGCGCTTCTGGACGAATACGGAGGCGAGGAGGAGCTGGCGCGCTCCCTCGCCGCCGAGATACGCGAGCGGCGCGTCACGGTCGCTCCCATTCAGTACTTCAACAGAATCGAGCCGATCAACGGCAAGCACCGCATCATCGGGCGCGAGACGCCGAAGCACCAGTGCTTCGACTACATCGCGGTGAACGGTCTGGCCGAGCTGTTCATGGCCAAGATAGGCGACTACCAGACGGCCTCCATACCGGGGCGCGGCCAGATATTCGCCAAGCACGCCATCGAGAAGTGGATACGCGAGCCGGGTGCCAAGTACTTCATAAAGCTGGACATCCGCAAGTTCTACCCGAGCATCGACCAAGATGTGCTGCGCGCCATGCTCGCGCGCGACGTGAAGAACGAGGCCCTGCTTTACCTTGTCGGCGTGCTCCTCGACCAGTTCCCGCACGGCCTGAACATCGGCTCTTTCTTAAGCCAATATCTGGCCAACTACTACGCCTCGCGCGCGTACCACTACGCGCAGGAGCGCCTGCGCAAGACGCGCGTGAACAGGCGCACGGGCGTGGTGACGGACAAGCGCCTCGTGGACCACGTGCTGTTCTACATGGACGACATCCTGCTCATGGGCCACGACAAGCGCGACCTCAAGATGGCCGCGCGCCGCCTGTCCAAGTTCGTGAACGACGAGCTGCACGTCGAGCTGAAGCCGTGGAAGGTGTGCGCCGTCGACAAGGAGCCGCTGGATATGGTCGGCTTCGTCTTCTACACCTACAAGACCACCATCCGGCCGGGCATCTTCCTGCGCGCCAGACGGGCCTTCATGCTCGCCGGGAGGTCGGAGGTCATACCGCTGCCGCTGGCCCGGCGCTGCATCAGCTACTACGGCTACCTGAAACACAGCTGCAGCAAGGGAGTCATCGAGAAATATCACGCGGAGGATACATTCGCACGGTGCAAGGACGTCGTGAGCCTTGCCGAGACCGAGAGGAGACTCGATGAGAGTTTATTCGACGGCGGAGCTTCAGGCCGTGGACTACCACGAGCGCCCGGACGGCTTCGCGGACATCAGGCTGCGCCGCAACATCCAGAAGGTGACGCGCGAGCAGATCGACCCTGCCGGAGAAGCCACCGTGGAGTGGCAGGCTGACGAGCAGTACGTCCTCGCCGCCATCTCGAAGGAGGAGGCCACCGCATCGTTCGACCAGCTCTGGGAGCAGGCCGTGCGCGACGGCATGACCCTCGACGAGCGAATCGACGAGACCGAGCAGAGCGCCAGCGACAGCGGCGACGCCCTCGCGGAGCTCGGCGACATGGTCGCGGAGCAGCAGTCGGCAATCGAGGACCAGGAGGCCGCCCTCGCGGAGCTCAGCGACCTCGTGGCGGCAATCAAGGGAGGTGAGTAGCAATGGCGAAGATCTATTACCGCCAAGTCAAGGCCGGAAAGCGCACCATCGACGAGGTGCCCGAGCTTTGGCGCGAGAAGGTGCAGAAGATGCTGGACGAGGAGGCCTGATGCTCTCCACCGTTATCAGCGGACTGACGCTCGCGGTGGTGACGGGCCTCGCCGGGTATCTCGGCAGGCAGCTGCATGACATCCGCAAGGAGTACTCGGCCGTCATATCCGCGCAGCGCTCTCAACTAAAGGCCTCCATCGTGCGCAGCTACGAGGAGGCGGTGGCCCGGGGTTACATCACGGCCATGGAGCTGGACACGCTCAACAAGCGCGCCGACAACTACGCCCTCCTCCACGGGGACACGTACATCGAGACGATCAGGGCGCACGCCAACACCTTGGACATACACGGCAGCATCCCCGAGTACACGCACCCAGAGAACCACAATGGTTAGGAGCAACTATGAACAAGGACGCACTCAAGCGCTGGCTCATCGCCGCAGGAGTCCGCGCCGTGAAGACGGCCGCCCAGACGGCGGTAACGCTCATCGGCTCGACCGCCGTGGCCATCACGTCGCTCGACTGGGGCCAGATCGCGGCCGTGGCCGCGTGCACCGCAGTGGTATCGGTACTCACCTCAATCGCCGGAGTCCCGGAGGTCGAGGAGGGTACCTCGCCGTTTGCGATGCGGCACTAGCGCTACTCGCGGCATCCGTGCTCGTCTTCCTCTCTCTCGAGCTGGGGATGCCGCAGGTGCGGACGGCCGGAAAGGCGATACCGACCGTCTACGACAAGGACGCCCCAGCGCAGGTCCCGACCTACCTCCAGACGGACGGGCGCTGGGGCGCTCTCCCCTATGCGGGGGACGACATCGCCACGAGCGGCTGCGGCCTCACAAGCGCGGCCATGGCGTACACCCGCCTCACCGGCGAGGAGTGGACGCCGCTGCGGCTCGCGCTGACCGTCGGCGACACGTGCACCACGGACGGCCTGAACGACATGCAGAAGTTCTGCGCGTGGATGTGCGCGAACGACGGAGGCCTGTCGAGCACGGGCCTGCTCTACGACCAGCAGGAGGCGCTCGGGTATGCCGGGCGCGGCTGGATGGTGTTCGGCTCCATGACCGGCCAGCTGCACGAGGGCGGGAGGGCCTACGGAGGCCACATCGTGCTCATATGCGGGTGGGACGGCAGCACGGCCGACATCCGCGACCCAGACGAGGGACAAGTGAATCTGAACACAGACGAGTTCGCCAACGTATCGTGGGCGTACTTCATAGCGATAGGGAGTGATTGACGGTGCAGGGCATCGACATCAGTAACTACCAGAGGGGCATCGACCTCGACAAGGTCCCGTTCGACTTCATGATCTGCAAGACGACCGAGGGCACCGGAATCGTCCACGACACCTGCGACGGCTTCGTCCAGAAGGCCAAGGCGCTCGGGAAGAAGTGGGGCTTCTACCACTTCCTGAACGGCGAAGACCCGGTGAAGCAGGCCGAGTTCTTCGTATCGCAGACCAAGAACTACTTCGGCAACGGCGTGCCCGCACTCGATTACGAGATGTACGGCATGGTCCACGGTGCCGCAGGAGCCAAGAAGTTCCTCGACCGCGTCCTCGAGCTGACTGGCATCCGCTGCGCGGTCTACATGAGCCGCAGCGTCTGCACCGAGGACGACTGGAGCGCCGTGGCCAAGGACCACCCGCTGTGGGTCGCCCAGTACGCGAACACGGAGCGCACGGCATACCAGGCGACCCCGTGGCTGCCCTCCGGCGGCTTCGGCGCGTGGGACGAGTGCGCGCTCCACCAGTACAGCTCCAACGGCCGCCTCGACGGATACGACGGGCCGCTCGACCTCGACATCGCGCACCTCGATGCGGACGGCTGGGACAGGGTGGCGAACCCCAAGGGCCTGCCCGTGCCCGATGCCAAGCCGAGCGGGACGGTCCCGCAGCCGCAGGAGACTGCGCTCGAGCTGGCCGCCCGCGTCATGGACGGCACCTACGGCAACGGCGATGCGCGCAAGAAGGCGCTCGGGGACCGCTACGACGAGGTGCAGGAGTTGGTGAACTACGTCCTGGATACGAGCGCCACGGAGCTGGCCGACGCGGTAATCCGTGGGCAGCTCGGCAGCGGCGAGCTTCGCAAGCGCGTGCTCGGCGGGCGCTACGCGGAGGTGCAGGGCGTGGTCAACGACCGCCTCGGGGCGTCGTCCAAGAAGACCTACACGGTCAAGAGCGGCGACACGCTCTCGGGCATCGCCGCCAAGTACGGCACGGACTACCGGACGCTGGCCAAGGTGAACGGTCTGGCGAACCCGAACGTGATCTACCCCGGCCAAGTGCTGGTGGTGGGATAGCCAAAAGTAAAGGGGAGGCTCCTCGCGGGACCTCCCCTTTTTCAGTAGTTGCTATTTTAGGCGGCCCGAGAAAATCTGATGAACACGGAGCGCCCGAGTGCCAGTACCTGGGTTCGACTATCTTTTGAAACGGGGCACCAACCCGAAAATGTGCGAACCCGTGCGATGCTTAGTCGTGCGGGTTCGTTGCGTTCGTCGTCGCAGTAGAGCGTGGCCACGCACTCCTCCGGCGTCACCATCACCTGATATACGAAGGAATCGAGGACGGCCGC